ACCGGTCACCTCGTTACTCGTAACGCTTATTTCCCGCCAAAACCATTTACTTTTCGCGCCAAAACCGCGACTTGTCACAATGGTAAATACGGGTAAAACGACGAAACATGGCAGCAGTATCCTTGACATTGGGATACCACTGGTTAGGATGGGCATTGGAAGTTATGAAGATTCGTCGACCCACAAACTGGACAACCCCTCCTTTGGACTCGACCCGAAGAGGATATCGATCCAGCAGTTGGAGCAGAAAGGAATATCGGAGCCATCCGTAGAAGTCGTCGAGCAGTACGTCGGCATGCCCTTCGTACATTTGCCACCAGCCGACGCCGTTTGAATGGCTGGGCGCAAGTGAATATACGTCAGGAGCCATCTCGTACACTGCGCGGGTCTTTCCGGTTTCGGTATCACCGTATAAGACCCACACCTCCATCGGCCACATACGTCGATCGGCATTCAGCAGAATGTATTCTTTGATCCCCCGTGAATACTTGACGAACGCGTCAAAGTGGGCATTTGAAATCTCTCGGAGAGACGCGCCATCTTGGATGGCGGCGTGGACGGCGCTAAGGTCTGATCGGGACCCTTGCCCACCGATCCACTCCCCGCTTTCCCACCATCCACAACATCGCGACTCCTCTTTTTGGCAGTACTCGCGACAGGCATCTCTTGGACCTTTTGCGGCTTCGCAATGGGCCCCTGTGTCATCGAGAATTTGCTTGAGTTGTCGCAGTCGAATCGGACGATGTAGCTCAACATATCCTTGGATATGGGAACGACCCGATGTTGGACACTTCTCACATTGCCAGACAACGTAACGGACACAGTCATGTCGTTCGGCTCGGATGAAGTCATCAACAGTTGCGTGGTTGTAGTTGAACACTGTAAAGCACCACCGACGGCTTCCACTCATGCCCTTCAGACGCAGAATGAGGCGCTTCCGCCGACGCCGGCGTTTTGTTCGAAGGTTTGCGCAAGTGCAATCGAGATGATAATTTAATATTAATTTAATGTTTCCAGAACAAGGAAGGGTCTGACGCTCAACAAGCGTTGGATTGAAGACCCCGGCCGGTTTTCCGGCTTCCGGAACTGGCAACCCACCATCCACCGTCCCAGAACTCTGACCTCTACCGCTATACCCATTGCGCGGCGTGCCAAGGCGCGGCTGGTCTATACCGGATACGCTTTGGGCCTCTTGGAGGCTGATGAGAACCCCACAGCAATTGCCGCTATGAACCTGATGCTAAATAGGCCCCGTCTTCCTGATTCGTCACAGACGAAGGGTCCATATGGGTATGCTGTGTGGGCTAACCTTTACAAGACGGTCCGTACGCGTGGCGTCAAGATCGAACTATGGTCTCGCAACCGTTCGGCCCAACCCACGGGTAGTGGCGCGACGTTCGTTGGTTTCCAGGGTTCTGAAGATCCGATTCCGGTGTCGGATACCGACCATATGGAGCACTTGTTGGCTCGGCGCAACGTGATTGTTAAATCCAACGGTGTTCCTGCTGCTGGCAAGAATGGCAGCACCTATATCAAGGCGTATCGCAAGCTTACCAACATTGAGGGCCATCAAATTGAACGCGACTCTGATTACTGGGCTGATACTCAGCAAGGCGATCCTGCTAAATTCGTGAAAGCCTATGTTGGCGTCACTAGTGCGGGAAATGTCGACACTGACACGTCATTCGACCTAACTGTCCGCCTCACGTTTTACGTGGACTTCTGGGGCATCCGTGATGTACCTAGCAACACCCTGGTTGACTTTGCTGCATAAACATATCATACGATCTATTCCAAAAAACTATCTCTCAAAAAACTATAAATGCCCTGGTTAGGGCTCGAACTCGGGGGCGGCCCCGAGCCGCCCCCATGTCCGCTGGTTAGGATTAGGGGTTAGGGCGAAAGGATATCATTTAGACCATATCACCCTGTGATACAAGGTGACCGTAAGTATT